AGAAACAGCAGTTTATAATTATGAAATAGTTCATAAATTAAATTATAAAAACTATGTTTTAATGCCACAAGAAGAATTGAGTAGTGGGACTGAATTAACTGCTAATAAGTCTTATTATAAGACACTTACTACTCATTTAACAGGAATAACTTTATCTGGGGCAACAAGTGGTAAACTTAATCATTGGCATTTAGTGACTATTAATGGTGGAACTCCTTATAATGTTGGTTTTACAACAACAATAAAGTGGAATGAAGCATTACCAACATTTGAAGCAAATAAGACTTATGAGTTCTCAATTGTTAGGGTTGGAACGACTGGAAGTTTCACTTATTTAGGTTCTTGGGTAGAATATTCTTAAAAATAAATTAATTGTATAAAAATGTTACATATTTAACATTTTATGGTATAATTAGAAGTGGGGGAGTAAAAAGTAATTATTAAACAGTTACCCCCATTATGAAAAATGGAAAGGAAATGTTTAATGAAAGATATAAGTGTCGTGTTACCACAAGAGGTAACTGAAATTAAAATACTATTGCTGGGGGATGTTCATAGAGGATCACAACAATTTAATGAAAAGGAATTTTTAGAAACTGTTGAGTTCATTAGAAAGAATGATAATTATTATGCAATTCTAATGGGGGACTTGATTGATAATGCTACTAGGAATAGTGAGAGTAATTGCTATTTAGCAGTTGAAAGCCCACAAGCAAGTGTTGAATGGGTTATAAATAAATTAAAACCTATTGCTGATAGAATATTAGCAGTTACAACAGGTAATCATGAAGAAAGGTCAGAAAAAGAAGTAGGAATGGACATTTCTTGGTGGATTGCAAAGTGTTTAGGTATTGAGGAAAGGTACTCTCAAGGGCCATTTATTTTATTTGTTTCAATGGGTAAAAATCAAAATAGAACTGGTGTGTATCATACATTTAGTCTTTATGGAATACATGGAGATGGAATGGGAACAACACTACAAGGGGCAGTCCGTAAATTACAATTAATGGGAGATGTTGTAGTAAATGCTGATGTTTATATCATCGGGCACTCACATAAGCCATTAATTATGCCAAGCCCAAGAATTGTTATTGATACAAAAAATAAGAAACATAATATAATTGACCCATTATTTGTTAATGGACAGTCCTTCCTTAATTTTGAGGGCAGTTATGGGGAAAAGAAAGGGTACTTACCAACAAGTCAAAGAAAACCTATAATAAAACTAAAAACTGGTTATGATAAAAAGTATGTAAGTTTAGAGATAAGTTAGGGGTATAAATATGTTTTTAGAAATAGATATTTTAAATATATTAGAAATAATATCTATTGCTCTTACTATTGTTGTTGGGTTAATTACCCAAATTGTTTCAATAAGAAAATATATGAATAAAAAAGAACAAGAAAGATTTGAAAAAGAACAACAAAGTAAGAAGGAATTAGACGCTAAAATAGAACAACTTTTGGTGGGGCAAAAAGAACTGCAAGAGAGCCAAAATAAAAGTGAATTAAGTAGAATAAAAGGGCAAATACTTGAATTTAGTGATAAATTAAGATTAAAGAAAGAATTATCTGCCTTTGGGGATGATATTTATGACATAAACATTAACTCCTTTAACATTATATTTTTAGAATATGAAAAGTATAAGAAATTAGGGGGTAATAGTTATATTGATATAGAAATGGACTTTATAAGAAAGGAGTATGACATATTACAACATTATGGTAACTAGGTTGGAGTATGTTAGTAATAATATGGAATGGTATTATATAGTATTAATTGTTCTTGCAGTTCTTTCTTTAATTTTTGCATTATTCACAAAGAATAAGAAAATTAAGAAAATTGTTTTTGACCTTGTAGTTAAGGCTGAACAAGAAATAAAGGGAACTAAAAAAGGGCAAGAAAGACTTGCTTGGGTTATAGACCAAGTACAAACATTTATCCCAAAACCATTAAAATGGTTTTTCACTGATGAAAGAATTAAAGCCATTATTGAGTGGGCAGTAGTTCAAATGAAAAAACAATTAGAAAAATAATTTTAAAAAAGTGTTACACTTTAACATATTTATGGTATAATTAGTAGTGTAGGGCATATAATACCTCCTTAATATATAAATGATTGTGCCTCCCTAAAAATGACTAAATATAAATTACTGAATATATTAGTTATATGCCCTACACTATATTACACAGTAAGACTTGGGGATTGTCCCATTATCTAGGTAAGTGTATCTTTAAATACATGACACCCCAAGCAATGTAATTATTAATATAATATAAAAACTATATATATACTTATAACCTATGCCCACTTATTTATAACATAAAAATTTAGTGGTTATTAACCACTTTTTTTATTACCAATTTTGGAGGAAAAATGATAAATATAACAATTATATACGATAGTGATGTTATTATCCAATTTAATTATGATAAAACACTTGTTGAAATAGTAAAAACACTCCCCGCAAAATTATATATACCTGAGGAAAAGTCTTGGTGGATACCATATTGCCTTTTAAATAATTTTCTTGATAAGATAAGGGGGTTACCTTATAATATTAGGAAGATTGAGTTAGAAAAAAATTATGAATTAGCAAAAACATTCAAGTTCAAAACTACCCCATATCAACATCAAGTAGATGGTTTTAACTATGGTATTGCAAGGGAAAGATTTTTACTTGGGGATGATATGGGGCTTGGTAAAAGTAAAGAAGCAATAGACATATCTATTTATAAAAAGTTATTGTATGGTGTAAAACATTGTTTAGTAATTTGTGGTGTTAAAACTTTAACGCATACTTGGGAAAGGGAAATTATAAAGCACAGTGATGAGGGTTCACATATTCTTGGGAACTATGTTAGTAAAAATGGAAAAGTAAAAAGTGGAAGTAATCTAAAGAAACTTGAAGATTTAGAAAATATAAATAATTTACCATTCTTTTTAATAACAAATATTGAAACAATACGAAACAAAGAAATATGTAATAAACTTATAGAACTAATAGAAAGTAAAGAGATTGATATTATTTTATTTGATGAGTTTCATAAAGTTAAAAACTCATTTAGCCAACAAGGTGAAGCATTACTTAAATTAAAACCAACAACACGAATTGCTATGACAGGAACACCTTTGGTAAATAGCCCTTTGGACTTATTTGCCATATTAAATTGGTTAGATATTGAAAGGCATAATTTCTATGCTTTTAGAAATCATTATTGTACCTTCGGAAATATGAAAGAAATTACAGGTTATAAAAATCTTGAAGAACTCAATGCAATACTTAATATGATTATGTTAAGAAGAAAGAAAGAGGATGTTCTTGATTTGCCACCTAAGGTGTACACAACTGAATACTTAGAAATGAGTAAGGGGCAAGAGAAGATATATGAAGAAGTTAAAACAGAATTGATTGAAAACATAGATAAAATAGCCCTATCAAATAATCCATTAGCAGAATTGATTAGATTAAGACAAGCAACTGCCTTTACGGGGATACTGTCAACAAGTGTTAGAGAAAGTGTAAAATATGATAGGGCTATGGACATTGTTGAAGAAGTGGTAAGTAATAATGGTAAAATTATTATACTTAGCCAATGGGTAGAAGTATTAAAACCACTTATTAAAGTATTAAGTGAAGAAGGGTATAATCCTGCTGTTATCATAGGGGGTGTTAATAAGCAAGAACAAGAGAACAAGTTTATGAATGATTCAAGTTGTAAAGTATTACTAGGATCTATTACTTCAATGGGGGTTGGTTTAACTCTAACTGCTGCAAATACTGTTATATTTTTAGATAGCCCCTGGACTAAAACTGATAAAACACAAGCAGAAGATAGAACACATAGAATTGGGACTAATGGAACTGTTAATATTATAACTTTAGTGTGTAGTGGCACTATTGATGAAAGGGTTGAACAAATAGTTGAATCCAAAGGGGAGTTAAGTGACTTTATTGTAGATGGTCAAATTAACCCAAAGAATAAAGTTAATATGTTAAGATATTTATTAAGTTAGAAAAGGAGAAAGTTATGGCAAGAAAAAAACTCATTGATTCAATCTTAGAAGAAAATGAATTACAAGAAAAAGAATTATCAGCAAAGGTCAATGAATTAAAGGAAGTAAAACCACTTTATGAGAAGTACAAGGGCAAAAATGAAGATTTGGTGAAAAATATTAAAGTTTTGCTTGACAAATTAAACTTATTAGAGTATAATGTAGAGGACTTTGGTGTAAAGGTTTCTATTTCTAATAGTTATTACTTTGATGAAGAAAAACTTATGAAGTGGTTGGAGGCAAATGGGCATGATGATTGTATTAAAACTGTAAAGACTGTTGATGGGAATGCTTTGGAAAAGGCAGTTTATAATGGACTTATTCCAAATGAAGAATTAAAGAAATTTCAACTTGTAAAGACCACCCAAAGGCTTCTAGTAAAATGATATTGTTAGATACCTTAGAAAAATTAGATAACTTTTTCTGGTGGGACTTATTCAACAAAGAAATGGTTAAAAGAATAATAAAATGTGGTGGTGTTGTCTATTTTGATAATAATGAGTGGTCAATAAGATTTAATGAAAATACACCTATATTATGTTATGTTAGAAAAATATTTAGTAATTAAAAAAGGAGAAAGAACATGTTAAATGAATTATTAAACAAAAAATGCATCGTTAGATGCGATCGTAGTGGAGTGTATTTTGGAACGCCAACTGAAATCAGTAATGATGGGAAATTAGTAAAAATCGAAAATGTAAGAATGCTGCATTACTATGATGGCGCAGCAAGCACTTTGCAGTTAGCAGATGATGGAACAAGTGCCCCTAATAATTGCAGGTTTACTAAAGTAATCAGTAGTATCGTAGTAACAGATGCTATTGCAATAATCCCTTGTACTGATAAAGCAATTACATCACTGGAGGGTGTTAAAGAATGGACAAGATAGAACTATTCTTGTCCAAAACTAACGGCTATGGCTCTGGCTATGGCTCTGGCTATGGCTATGGCTCTGGCTCTGACTCTGGCTATGGCGATGGCTCTGGCTATGGCTCTGGCTATGGCTCTGGCTCTGGCTCTGGCTCTGACTCTGGCTATGGCTATGGCTCTGGCTCTGGCTATGGCTCTGGCTATGGCTATGGCTCTG